GAAGCTGGAACCTTCGCTTTCCATCGCTCGAAAAGTGTCGGCATACTTTTCCGACATATAAAGATTAAGATTCTGGAAATCTTCGCGCAGCTCGGCATTATAAACCTTCATCTGATTAAGGCGTGATCTTTCTATCGAGCGAATCTCTTCATCCAAAAGTTTATTTGCATCCGCCACCTGTGATAAAGTATCTGCATTTTCCGACTGGTATATTCTCAGTGACTGTATCCGCTCCATCCTCGTCAGATAATCCTGGTGCCGAACAGATTCCATCGCCTCGCGTGTACTTTTAACAATATTTTTCATCTGCTCGGCCGTCAACGCCGCCGCACCTTCTGTCCCGGGCAATTCGGGCTTTTTGTATTGGTCATAATTAACCGATTCAAGAATGCGTTTCTCCGCCTCGTTCATAGAAGAAATACCGGGCGATTCGTTAATTTCATTTATTGCTTTCTTGATCTGATTTACAGTAAGTAAAAGCGGACTAATATCCGTAATCTTAAAATCGATATTCCTTTTCTCCAATTCCCTCATGGCTGTATTGACCTGCGTCAATACGAGAAGGGCCGGACTCATCTTATCGAGAAGACTGATTGTATCGTTTAGTAAAGGCAATACCGCATTCAAGGCAGGTGAAACTTCCTCACCGATCGTTCTTTTAAACTCTTTCCAGTATTGAGTTGTCTTATCAAGTTCGAAGCCTGTTGTATTAATTCTTTTTTGTAAATTCTTTTCAGCCAGACCCAATTCATTCAATATAAAATCATAATCATTAGCTACTTTTCCCGCGTTTTTCAATTGTGTGGCAAAACCGATAAGACCCCTGATGTTAGGCATTAAAGCATTTAATTGTTTATTATTTGCTTTTTGCAATTTCTCCATTATCGTAACGAGACCACGTCCCTTAATGGAGTTTTCATCCAATTGGAAACCAAGCTCGGCGGCAGCTCTCTTCGCCTCATCTGTAGGATCAATAAATTGTTTAAGGATATTTTTAAGGGACATCACAGCTTTATTCGCATCGAGTGATGTCCTTGTCATCGTGGCAATAGAGGCCCCGACCGCCTCAAGATCGACATCGAGCTGTGCAGCCAGGCCAATGACATTACCTATGTTTTCGGATAAATCTCCAAAAGTTAAAAATCCCCTTTCAACAGTTGCATGTAAAATATCCTGTATTCTCGCCGTTTCCTCAACTTCCATTTTATAAGCGTTTAATATTCTGGCTGTTGCCTTTACAGTGACGGACGCATCTGTAAAACCACCTTTAGCGGAACGGGTAGATATTTCAAGAACCTTCATTACTTTTGAAGCATCTATCTGGGCGCTTTTAATATCGTAAGAACCGCTTAATAAAGATTCCACGGCTTCGCCATAAGTTGTTGACATTTTACGAATCTGCTTATCGTATTCCGGCAGATACTTCATCGTTTGGTCATTGAGCATCGTCGAAACTTTTGCCAACCCTGTTTCATAATTAGCGAATTCACGAACGGAGCTTACCATCAGGGCCTTAACTTGGTAGTAATGACCAGGCCCGCCGCCGATGGATCTATCCAGAGCATCGAGCCGCCCGGCTTAATCAGCATGATATCCGAGGTAGCTGCGAAGATATCCAGATCGTTGGCGGCGCCACCGCCCACTTTCAAAGTGGCGTCCGCCGAGTTGTTCTTGATATACAGGAACTTCAGCGCTGTCATTGTCAGGGCCTGCTTGAATACATCCAATAAACTGCCACTGGCGTACAGGTCAAGCGTTGTATTGGCACCGTCCGCCAATGTAGTCGAATCTGCGTAAACACAATTGACCGCACCAGCCCCGGCCCCGTAGGACCATCCGGCTACCGCTACTTTCAAAGGGGCGCTCAATTCGCTAAGGTCACTGGCAAGAAAATAGGTCAGGTCGATAGCTGCGCCCGCCTTGCCTGTAATTTTTGTCGTTCCAACACTCATTATTTATCCTTTCCGATTATATTCCAAATTGAATTTTCATCTGCTCTTTCGTCACTCCCCTCTCACTTACCTTTTCAGGCTCGAACGTCCCATCCAACTGTTTCATCAGCTCATTAGCCGCCTTTTCATCCTTGACTGAATAGCTCCCTGCGATCAATGCCCTCAAATTGGCCGCCGGCTCGCCCACCGGCCAGAACTGCTCTAAGACCCACTGTTCTCTGAGCTCGTACTCTGTGTGTCTTTGCCGCAATTCGGACAGTGGGCACCTATATTCTCGAGCAAGCCGTACAAGCCATCGATACCAAGGATTATCAGTAAGTTTTTTAGTATCTCCTCTAAGCCTTCCGGTGAATAACCGTTGATGCGCTGGGCCGCCTGGCAAATAGGACGAATATCTATATCATCGATACCGGCGAGAATCGGAACGTCCTTCTCGGAAAAGCATACCGTCCCATCCTTACTTCTCAGGGATATCTGCACTAATTTCGCCGCTGAGAGCCTGCGATAGTCGCCTTCTTTGTTATTGGCGTAATCGCGGTAGCTTTCCATTTCGCTCGAGCTCGCCCTGAACAGCCAGCCCTTAACGCCTAATATTTCAGCCTGCTCAATCGGCTTTTTGGGGTTGTCCGTCTTCGCTTTTATTATCGCCGCCTTTATCTGCTCGGCTGTCATCTCTTTTTCTGGCATGGGTTCTCCTTTGCGGTTTCGTTTCTTCACCCGCAGCCCCGGTATCTGCTTTTGCAGAAAGCATGGGGGCAAAACTGCGGGGGCCGGGCTCTTCAAGCCCTAATTCAATTAATACATCCTGCACCTGGTCCTTTTGGATATGCCTGGCCTGACCACCGTGGACCAACCAGTCGGCGGCATAATTCGATATGTCCCGACCGACTGTTCGGACATCCCCTTTCCTGCCAGCCTGGGCCGCCGGTGCGCTTACATCGACCAGGAAAATGATAGTCTCTTCAATTAAATTCTGCATAATTTCTCCTTTATAAACAGAGAACGTAAATAAAAGCCGGGAACCTATCTTCTATTTTTACGCTACATCGGTATAAGTACCTTTACCCGATATCGCTAATGTCACATTGCCTTCGACAGGTGCATCGGCGACCCCGAATCCGGGCTTGTCAAGCGAGCTTATTATTGCCGTGCAGGAGATGTTGGATGTATCACTGAATGTAATCAGAAGCGTGCCTGAAGTGCGGGCCTGATATTTCGTATTCAGCGTGTTATAAACACCCGCTGCACTGCCATCGTAGATTATATGAAGAGTTATCTCACCTTCATCGAGTGCACCGGCAATCTTCTCAACGTAATTGTTCGTGGAATCAACGCTAAGAATAGGCTGGACATTGCATGTTCGCGGCGAAGGCGGCGAATCCATGACCTCGCCGATCGTCAAACCATCGAAAACAAAAGTTGTCCCTAAAGCTGTTATTGCTTTTGTAGCCATTTTTTATTTCTCCTAAAAATTGAATAATTATTATTTAATTTTTATCCCCGCGTCTTGTTTTCTGCTGAAAACAGCGGGGGTTACTTATTTTTAACTCTAAGATGGATACCCATCGAATAAATCGGTTGCATACTCGACCTTGCAGGTAACAACGGCATCGACCCCGCCGTCTATCGGTTCGAGCTCGATTAAAGGACAGCTCATATTAATCGCAAGCCCGCCGAGCTTCGGGGAATCCCCGTAGCCCGAAAGTATCGTGCGGCGGACAGTCTCGAACATCCTGCAAAGAAAAGTGTCCGCCGCCGTATCGGCCGGCAGCGTTGTCACTATACAATTCAATCTTACTGTCGCCGTTTTGAATGCGCTCTCGACCGTCGTCTGTGATGCGTTTTCAACCGAGGCAAGCTCGATAATCACATCGCCGTGAATAAACTGCAGCGTGCTCCAGTCGATAATCTTCGGTCGAACGCTCCGCAAGGTAAGCGTAGTATCCGGGTCCTGGACACCGTCCAGCTTATCGTTTATCCAGTCCAGGATTTGTTCGATTATCGGTTCCGCCATCTTCGCAGCTCCACTCCGATCTGATCGTTAATATTTTTTCCTAATTTGTCACCCGCCCTCTGCAGGGCCCCGGCCAGAAGGCCGGGCGTATTGGCGACCACCTGCCAGATTGACGGGCCGTGCGCCTCGCCTATCGGCAGTCGGTTTTGGTCTTTTCTTAAAAATGCCCCTCGATGGCCCGACGGCATTGTCGCAATAAATGCGTGACGAAGCAGCTTTCGGCCCTGTGCCTTGCCTATTCGATAGCTGACGCCCTGTTTTTTCTGTTTGGTTCCGGGAAATCTTATCAGGCCCGGGCGATAGGCGGTCGTATTAATAGATCCGGTAAGGTTAGCGTAAGAGGCCTTGTGTTTGCCGATACCCTTGGCGATCTCCGATTTTTTCAGGGATATCTGCTCGGACGCCTTTCGCTTCAGGTCGGTAGCCGCAGAATCGACCGTCCTGTTAATCGCTCTCCGTGCCACTCTCGGCCAGGCACGGGGAATCGCACGCAGGATGTGCTGCGCCTCGGCA